AAAAGCAATTTTGAGGTTTCCACATAAAAACCACTCAAAAACGTAATCAAGGCATTTCAACGAATGTGGGTCTGACCAACTCAGGTGCTTTACTAAAAAGCATCCCTCAATCAAAATATACACAGACTGGTTATGTCTAACTTTGAAAGGTTATATTCGTATTTTTGTGCGGATTTAAATCTTCAAAGGTGTATAAAGGTTTCATTATATATTATGTTAACAAAATCCTATATACTTAGTGATATGTATGTTATGTAATTCATTTTTAATAGGTTCATTTATATCAAGTGTTTCAAAAAATGAATGAAAATCTTCAACTGTGATATTATCATTATTACGTGTAAAATCTTTTAATCTATCATATGCATCATTCATATTATATTTTCGTAAAATAGTTTGGTATGCTTCAGCGAGAACTACTGTATTTTTATATAAATCATATAAAATATTCGGTTTATTAGGATAAATCTTATCTAATCCATTACTTATATTTTGTAATGCAATCACGCTATATCCAAATGCCATACCTACATTTCTTAACACAGTACTATCTGTTAAATCTCGCTGAAGACGAGATATGGGTAATTTTCGTGACATAAATTCAAATAGTGCATTTGAAATTCCCAAATTCCCTTCTGCATTTTCAAAATTTATGGGATTCACTTTATGTGGCATAGTAGAAGAACCAACTTCTGCATGATTAATAGACAGTTGTAGATAATTTTTGAATATATATAACCATATATCTTGACATAAATCTATTAAAATTGTATTGATGCGTTTTATTGTATCAAAAATAATACTAAAGTTTTCATAATTATCTATTTGTGTTGTATATTTACTACGAACACACCCGAATTGTTTTGTAAAATTTGAAGCAAAAGATTCCCAATCATATTCAGGGTAAGCAGCATAATGTGCATTTAAATTTCCAACTGCTCCACCGAATTTACACTTGTATTCTATATTAGTTAATTGATTTTTGGTTTCTTGTAATCTATAATGAAATACTTTCATTTCTTTTCCAAATGTAGTAGGTACTGCAGCTTGTCCATGAGTGTGACCTAACATAATTACATTATTATATTCGTTATACATTGTATCTAATTTATTCGTTATATTGTCCAATAGGTTCTCATATTCATCTTTTATAAAATTTTTGATTAATACAGGATATAACACATTATTTATATCTTGTGATGTTAATCCAAAATGAATAAAACTTACACACTCTTTTAATTCTGTTTCTAATAAAATATTTTTAATATAAATTTCAACAGCTTTAACATCATGTTTTATGACATTTTCTATTTCTTTTATTTTGTTACATTCATTTATATCAAAATTATCGTGTATTTCATATAATACAGAGAAATCGGTTATATGGTTAAATTGAGGTAAATATTGAATTAATTCATGCAAATATAAAATTTCTATGTGTACTCTTTTTTTTTGTATTGCATATTCTGAGAAATAATCACGACAACTAACTGTGTATTTATTATAACGACCATCACAAGGTGAAATGATTAGTAATGGGTCCATAATAATATATACAATATTTTTATATATTATTTATATATTATTTATACCAAACTATTATTTACTTGTTGGTTAACTTGCATAAATGTAGTACATTTTGACATGTGTTTTATACATGATGCATTAATATAAGTACACGTGCTTCGTAAACCACCCAAATAATCAGCAACTGTATTATATAACGACCCTTTATAAGGTATTTTTAATACACGTCCCTCGGAAGACCGATACTTTGCCATAGAACCATAATATTTTTGTTGAGCTGTTTCTGAACTCATACCATAAAATAATTTCAGCTTTTTACCATTTTCTTCAATAATATCTCCAGGGTTCTCATCATGCCCAGCAAATTGACCTCCAACCATTACAAAATCCGCTCCTCCACCAAATGCTTTTGCCATATCACCTGGACAAGTTATGCCACCATCTGATATTATATGTCCTCCAACACCGTGTGCTGCATCAGAACATTCTAATATAGCAGATAATTGTGGCATACCAACTCCTGTTTTTAAACGAGTAGTACACGCACTACCTGGTCCAATACCAATTTTAACTATATCAACTTTACCTTCTAATATTAATTCTTCTACAATCTCACGAGTAACTACATTTCCTGCGATTATAATTTTATCTGGATATTGTTCTCTAACTCTTTTACAAAAACTTACCATACCGTCCAAATATCCATTGGCAATATCTATACAAATCCAATTACAATGTACTACTTTCATAATTGATACTAATCTATCGAAATCATCATTTGAAATACCAGTAGATACGGCAAATAAATCAGGATTTAAAGATGTTTTTTGTACAGTATAATCTTCCAATGTATAAAATTTATGTAATACTGTTAACATATTTTGTTCAGATAGTACTTTATACACTTCAAAAGTTCCAGTTGTATCCATATTTGCAGACATAATTGGTACACCTTTCCATTCTAATATACTATGTTTAAATTTAAATTTACGTTCCAACTCTACATCTGACCTACTTTTTAAAGTAGTACGTTTTGGTCTTATTAATACATTATTAAAATCTAATTTTATACCAAATTCTATTTTTGTCATTATATATTACTATTAATAACATAGGTTTTAAACTATTTAAAATTAGTTTTATATAATTTATAATGAAGTTAAACAGGGTTGACATATGTTGCGGTTTAGCTTGGGGTGACGAAGCAAAGGGCAAAATTGTTTCTGTATTAGCAAAATCGGGTAAATATGATATGATATGTAGATGGGGAGGTGGGAATAATGCTGGACATACTATTTATATTGATGGAAAAAAATATAAAACACATTTAATACCAGGTGGTGTTTTTTTTAATATACCTTCTATTATTGGTCCCGATTGTGTTGTTAATCAAAACGGTTTTATAGAAGAAATTAATTATTTAAAAGAATGTGGATTTAATACAGACTGTATTAAAATTTCACCAAAAGCACATGTTATTACTGATACACATATTGAGGAAGATATTAAATTTTATCGTAAACAAGGTTCAACTGCTAAAGGAATTGCACCCTGTTACCGTGATAAATATGCCAGATTTGGCACATTGGTTAAAGACGTTGAATTTTTTAAACCATATTTATGGGATGAAAAACTGTATGGTACCATTTTATGTGAGGGGGCACAGGGGGTATGGTTAGATATTACACAAGGTAACTATCCATATACTACTTCATCTACTACTTTACCTTATGCAGCGTGTAGTCTTGGATTCCCACCACAGCTTATTAATACAATATATGGAGCTGCAAAAATATATGATACAAGAGCAGGAAATGACCCGGACTTCCCTGATGAATTACATAATGATGAAGAATTAAATAAAATAGGATTGGAAGGAAAAGAAATTGGAACAACCACGGGTAGAACAAGAACAGTGAATTGGTTAAATATGGATAAACTTATTAAATCTATTAATATGACTGGTTCTACTGTTATTATTATTTCAAAAGTTGATATATTAAAAAATGTCAACATATTCAAATTAATAACTCATAATGTAATTATTCATTTTAAAACAATTGCAGATATAATGACATATATTACAGAAACTTTACATAAAAAATGTTCGTTAGTTACAAAAGTTATTTTTTCAGATAGTCCAGAACACATTACAATAAATTAATCCGGAACACGTTTACAATACTTTTTTAATACACAGGCATTTATTTCACTTAAATCTTCACGTAATTGGTCAAAATTTTGATTCGAATAATCAGTTATTATGTTTGATGCAGTGTTAACATCTATATATATATTTGGTGTATATCTTGATACATAAGTATAATATATACAATAACTGTACCTGAACATAACAAAATAATAGCGATTGCTATTTTTGATGTAATCGTTTCGGTTTGATTTTTTGTGTCTATTTTTGTGTCTATTTTTGTGTCTATTTTTGTATCTATTAATTTTTCATCCATTTTTTATATTGTACTCCCTCTATATTTACACCTTTGAAGATTTAAATCCGCACAAAACCAACTTACAGAAATTGTAGTATATGATACTAATGGAGAGAGGTTTTTATAATTGTTCCTCTAAGACACATTCGTGGGTGGGTGCTTCATTGCTATAAAAGCAAGTTTGAGGTTTCCACATAAAAACCACTCAAAAACGTAATCAAGGCATTTCAACGAATGTGGGTCTGACCAACTCAGGTGCTTTACTAAAAAGCATCCCTCAATCAAAATATACACAGACTGGTTATGTCTAACTTTGAAAGGTTATATTCGTATTTTTGTGCGGATTTAAATCTTCAAAGGTGTATAAACGTGTAAGTTCATTGAAATTTAGAAGAATAATAGTATAAATAATAAATAATAAATAATAAATAATAATATAAAATATATGTTATTATTAGACAATGTCTAGTCAAATAATCAAATATCCAATTCCATCACAATTATTATTTGATTTATTAGACAAGATATGTTTAAAAACAGATAAATATTATTTAGTTGACATGAATGCTTATCGTAAAATGGTATTTCATAACTATCATGAAGATTTTTGTAAAAATTTAAAAGAATATTATTTTGTAAGTAAATGGTTTTATCTAACCCGCGAAATGACATATAAATCATTAATAAATATAATAAGACAAATATGCAAGAAAAATTCAATATTATTTACTTCTCAAATGAAATATAATGAATCAAATTATAAAATAGATTATTTAATATATTATTGATTACATGATTATACAATAACAATAAAATATACTATCATACTATATATAATATAGTATAATGGTATTTGGTGTAAAGAATGTTGCACATTATGGTATTGCTTTTGGGTTAATATATATGGGTTCAATCCTAATAGCAAATACTAAAGAAAAATTAGAAACGAATGACGAGTATAAAATAATACAAGATTATTTATTAAACGAATCTCCATTATATGGATATAATCGCCCCAAACTATGGATTCATTCCAAATATGAAATAAACGCAAGAACATGGAAGGATTTTAACTCGCGAAATACAACCGATTTAAATCAACCATATTTGCATTTAACAATTAAATCTATAATAAACCATTGTGGTGATGATTTTAATGTTTGTTTAATAGACGATGAGTCTTTTAATAAATTACTACCATTATGGGATGTCAATGTAAGTTCTATGGCTGAACCAATGAAATCTCAATATCGTGAATTGGGTATGGCTCGCTTATTAGAAATATATGGTGGATTAGTAATACCGAATTCATTTTTATGCATAAAAAATTTAAAACCGATGTACGACGATATGATAAGTAGTGGTAAACCATTTGTATGTGAAAATATAAATAAGACATGTGATATGATAAATAAAACATCAGATAAACCATTTATACCAAATACCTATATAATGGGTGCATCAAAGAACGATACGCATATGAAAGAGTTTATTGAATTTATAAAATATACAAATAAGATACACCCAACAAACGAATGTGATTTCGTTGGTTCAATATCAAGAAAATGTCAACAAATGATTCGTGATAATAAAATGGATTTAATGGGTGGTGAAAGAACGGGTGTAAAAACAACAAAGGGTGGTCAAATTCTGTTAGATAATTTAATGGAAGAAGCATATTTAGACATAGATAATCGTACAATGGGTATTTATATTCCAGCGGATGAGGTATTACAACGTACAAAATACCAATGGTTCGCAGTATTACCAAGTGAACAAGTATTACAATCTAAAATGATAATATCAAAATATATATTGGCATCAATGGTAGATTCAACAGATGAATATTACAAGTCGTCTAAGATACATAGTGTAGTGACAATATAATTAAAAAAGTAATATAAACCAAAGACTTTATATTACTTTAATAATACAGATATGGAAAAAGATTTGACAAAGGATAAGGCGGCAGCAAATAAGATAGTAAATGAAATGTTTGACAAATATGAAACGAATGATTATATGTATCAAAAAATAAATGCCTATTTTTGTAATCAACTGTCAAATGTGTTTGAAAATATGAATGAATCACATAACCAGAGGGTGATCCGGTTTAATGAACTGACTAATGAACAAGATACATTTATTCAAAGTTTTTTAAATAATAATCAATATTTTTATTCAGCATCAACCGATAATTTTTTTTATTACGATGGTATACATTATCATCTCTATAATGAAGACGATATATTATATAAGGTATTAAATTTAATAAATCGTGATGGTTCATTAATGACATGGAAACAAAAGACGCGTTTGAACATAATGAAGAGAATACGAGAAACAAGTTTACTTCAAACCGTCCCAGAATCGGCAACAATTCAGTCGGTAATAGACCGATTGTGTCCTATCATTTTTAAAACCCGTGCAGAGACAAAACATTTTTTAACAATATTGGGTGACAATATTTTTCGTAAACAATCGTCATTAATATATTTTATAGATATGGATGCCAAATTTTTTCTAACACAGTTGAATCATATGAGCCAAATGTTTATAGGTTGTAATTTGTCGCAGACATTTAAATACAAATACCACGACCACAAATATGAGGATTGCCGATTAGTAAATATAAATAGCAATGTAAAGTCGGACATCACGTGTGAACAAATAGTAAATCAAAATGTACCAGATATACTATGTGTAGCATGTCATTATTCATTACGATATAATTCGGCAGATGAATATATAGAAAATTATTGTAATAATGTACAATTGCCGCAATATGTGTTTTTTATGAAGAATATGGATATACATGAATTGATAAATGAATTCGTTAGTAATGTAATAGATATAGATGAAACCCATAATACTACCGTACCCTCAGTACAATTAACAGAAATCACATCAATAAAATCATCACATATGCGGGTTCCCCAAATTACATGGAAAAATATGCAATATTTATGGAAACAATTTTTAGGAGACAAAAATTTACCAGCAGTTATATTTTTGCAAACATTAAAAACGTTGTTATCTGAAAAATTAAAATCGTATTATAATCCGTCAACAGACAGCTTTGTAGGGGTATGTAGCAAATTTATACCATCGATTCATACATTTCTGGATTTTTGGAATGAAACCATGATAGAAGACGATACAGAATACGAATTAGAGATTGATGAGATGTTAATATTGTTTCGTAAATGGTGTGAGACAAACAACGAATTTGTACCACAATTAACTGATAAACAAATGGTGGATTTAATTGTATATTATTATCCTTCCATCGAAATAGACCGTGATAAATATATTTCAAAGGTTCGTTGTTCTTTGTGGGATAAACAACTTGAAATACAAGTGACGATGGATAATATGAAAATGCAATTACAAAGCGAACATACGAGCGTATTATCAAATACAATGAGAGTGTCTTCCCCAACTATATGTCAAAATATTTCGATATATGATGCGTATATATTCTATTGTAAATCCATATCTGGTTCACAAACAAATAACCGACGTCAAATCATTAGTAAAGGTTATTTTGAAAAATATATATTTGATAATTACCAAGAATATATTATTGATTCAAAATTTATTTCAAGTGAATGGTATGCATTACTATAAATATCTAACTTGTTACACATTTTAAAATTTACAGTGATTCATATATTTATGCATCAGCGGACGCAGGTGACAATGCAGCAGCACCACCAGAGTGTTTCTTTCCTTTACGGTTTTTACGGCTTTTACGAGCGGTTTTTTTCACAAAACCGAATTTTCCTTTTTTTGCAAAAAATCCATGCTTCTCTAAACGCTTTTCTTTTTTGGCGGTTTTGTGTTTCTTAGAAGAAACAATACGACCCCATTTGTTCATCATCAAATCCTTTTTTTTTAGTTCACCACTTGTTTTATACGCGGTGCCATTCATAACTTGTGTACGAGAACCAAATAGTTCAGCGAATACTCCACTTTTTAAATGGTATTTACCATCATCTGCACGAACTGGACGTTTCATTATATACTATAGAAATAAAATATAATGAAATTATCTAAATTATAAAGAAGACTGAACAAAAATGTAACCAGTTGGAAAATGATATATTGGTATTTCTGTTTTTGGAGGAATAACTGTATTAGTACTCGTAATATTCTTAAATCTACGAGTACGTAACATTTGAGAATATTGCATTTTATTACTTATCGATGGGTCATTTCCAGCAGTATTAATTTTTGAATATCCTATATCATTGCACGTAGAACGTTCACCATTACAAAATTTATTAATATCAAACATACTTGGTTTTTGATGCATTTCCAATTATATATACATATCTATAAAAAATTGAATTAAACGCTTTCTATTTTATTATATTATATTTTGAATATGGCTTCTGCACTAAAAGTAAAATCTACCACAAAGCAAAATGCATCAGTAGTTAAAACTGATTTACTTGCTTTACAATATCAACAAAAAACCGATAAACAACATATTTTGGATAACCCAGACACATATATTGGTTCAGTTGAAAATGTAGATGCATCATTATGGATTTACGATGAAGCAACACAAAAAATTTGTTATCGTGATATTGAATATATTCCTGGATTATACAAGTTATTTGATGAAGGTATCGTAAATTGTAGAGACCATGTCATAAGAATGATTCATTCACCCATGTTATCCAAAAGATTTGTAACATACATTGATACGAATATTACTGAAGATGGTATAATCACAATGACTAACGATGGAAATGGTATTGATATTGCTAAACACCCTGAAAACAATTTATGGATTCCTGAAATGGTATTTGGACATTTACGTACATCTACTAACTACAATAAAAATGAAAAGCGGATTGTTGGTGGTAAAAATGGTTTTGGGTTTAAGCTTGTTCTTATTTGGTCTACCTATGGTCGTATTGAAACGGTTGACCATACCCGTGGTCTCAAATATATCCAAGAATTTCACGATAATTTAGACCGTATTGACCCACCAAAGATTACTAAAGTTGCTACAACCGCTAAATCTTATACAAAAATAACATTTCGTCCCGATTACAATCGTTTTTGTGTAAACGGGATTACACCCGATATGTTAGCTCTATTAAAAAAACGTATTTATGATATCGGGGCGATAACTGACCATTCTATCAAAAAAATTAAAGTAATCTGTAATGATACCACAATTAATGTGAAGAATTTTCAACAATATATTGATTTGTATATTGGCGGGAAGGATACCACAAAACGTGTATATGAACACCCCGATGAACGATGGGAATATGCAGTCGCTATTTCACCTAATCATGAATTTATGCAAGTGTCATTTGTAAATGGTATTTGTACATTCAAAGGAGGTAAACATGTTGATTATATTACTGGTCAAATCGTGCGCAAATTGTGTGATTATATTGAGAAAAAGAAGAAAATAAAGGTAAATGCCGCAGCAATCAAAGAACAAATCATTTTATTCCTACGCTGTGATATTGAAAATCCATCATTTGATAGTCAAACCAAAGATTATATGAATACACCATCTGCTAAGTTCGGTTCAACATGTCAAGTTAGTGATACATTTATTGAAAAAATTGCCAAATTAGGAGTAATGGACGTCGCATGTTCATTAATTGAAGCAAAGGACAATAAACTTGCTAAGAAGACTGATGGCTCTAAAACAAAATCTGTGCGAGGTATTGCTAATTTAATTGATGCGAATCATAGTGGAACCGTAAATTCCAAAGATTGTATTCTTATATTGTGTGAGGGATTATCGGCATTGTCTGGTATTGTCTCTGGATTATCCAGTGATGACCGTAATACGATTGGAATTTATCCATTAAAGGGTAAGTTATTAAATGTACGCGGTGAACAAATTAAAAAAATTAGTGAAAACAAGGAAATTAATGAAATTAAGAAAATTCTTGGATTGGAAACTGGACGAGAATATGAATCTATCCATGATGTACATAAATATTTACGATACGGTAAGATTATGTATATGACTGATCAAGATTTAGATGGATCACACATTAAAGGATTGTGTATTAATTTATTCCATAGTGAATGGGCATCTTTGACTAAAATTCCCGGGTTCCTATCATTTATGAATACACCCATTTTACGTGCCAAAAAGGGTGCTCAAACACTATTATTCTATAATGACGGTGAGTATAATACATGGAAAAATAATTTGGGGGAGAACGGTTCAGCAGGGTGGAATGTAAAGTATTTTAAGGGTCTTGGTACATCTACATCTGCCGAATTTAAAAACTATTTTGCAAACAAAAAGATTGTTGATTTTGTATATTCTGGTGCAAATAGTGATGATACTATTGACAAAATATTTAATAAAAAACGGGCTGATGATAGAAAACAATGGCTGGAATCGTACGATAAAGATGCATATCTTAATACAAGCACTCCTTCGGTTCAATATGAACAATTTATTAATAATGAAATGATTCATTTTAGTACTTATGATTGTGCACGTTCCATTCCTAATATGGTTGATGGTCTTAAAATTTCATTAAGAAAAATCTTATTCTCAGCATTTAAACGTAAGTTAACAAGTGAAATAAAGGTTGCACAGTTTTCAGGATACGTATCAGAACATAGTGCATATCATCATGGTGAAGCAAGTTTAAATGGTGCAATTGTAAATATGGCACAAAACTTTGTAGGTTCTAACAATATTAATCTATTGGAACCTAACGGTCAATTTGGCACAAGATTACATGGAGGTGATGATAGTGCATCTGAGAGATATATCTTTACACAACTAAATACATTAACTCGTAGTATTTTCCCAGACGCGGATGATTCTGTCTTACAATATTTAAATGATGACGGTACTGTTGTTGAACCTGAATATTATGTTCCAATTATTCCTTTCGCATTAATCAATGGTATTTCAGGTATTGGTACTGGATTTTCGTGTAATATTGCATCATACAATCCACTAACAATCGTAGAATATTTGACAAAGAAATTGAATAATAAAAATACAAAAGATATTGATTTTATTCCTTACTATGAAGGTTTTAAGGGTACTGTTCAACGCATCGCAGATAAGAAATATTTGATTAAGGGAGTTTACGAAAAGATTGCCGAAGATAAAATCCGTATTACAGAATTACCTATTGGTACATGGACTATGCCATACACTACTTTCCTTGAATCGTTGATGGATGGAACCAGCAAAACCGGTAAGAAAGTAACACCAAGTATTCGTGATTTCACATCTATTTCTACAGAGGTATCCGTTGATATTACTATTGTATTCCCACGAGGTTCGTTACGCGAATTAGAACAAACTATTGATGAATATGGCTGCAATGGTGTTCATAAGATTTTGAAATTGTCTACTACCAATAGTGCAACTAATATGCATATGTTTAATAAAGATTGTAGATTGCATAAATACGATTCTATTGAGGAAATTGCCGATGAGTTTTATGATGTTAGACTTGGTGTATATCATAAGAGGAAGGAATTCCTAATTAAAAATATGAATCACAAGTTAATTCGTTTATCGAATCGTGCAAGATACATTCAAGAAAATCTAAAAGGTACCATTGATTTGCGTCGTAAAAAAGCAAATCAAGTAACTGAATTATTGGAAGGTATGAAATTTGATAAGATTGATGATGATTACAAATATTTGGTCAAAATGCCAATGGACTCAGTCACTGATGAAAATGTAACAGCCATCATGAAAGAAAAAGATGATACGCAAATGGAATTGACAGTATTAACTAATACTACATTAGAGCAGATGTGGTTAGGTGAATTAGCTACTTTCAAAAAGAATTATATTACCTATAAACAAAAACGTGAAAAAATTCAAGCTGGACAAGTCAAACCTGCTGCCGCTGGTAAAAAAGCCACTAAAATTAATGTCTTAAAAATAAAGAAAAAGTAATTATATTAAGTGTTCATCTATAAATTTCTGTATACACCTTTGAAGATTTAAAATGGCACGGTTAAACAAATTACAATAAATATACATAAAATTATTTAAAAATTATATGTATATATTTAGTAAATGGATAATAATATGGATGAGATTATAAATGAAA